TAGCACTAACCTCTCCTAAACATAAAAGCAGCCATAGATGCTATTCTAGTCAAAATAACAGGCACTACAACTTCTTGAGCTTTTTCACGCTGATCTGAGGTCATGTCATCTCCTACATTTGAAATTGTGATCTCATTTAAATTATCAAAATCAACAAACACTTCTATTGGATTCTCTAAGAACTCTTCGTATTGAACTTCTGTAACAACATCAGCGAGAGTATAATTTTCTACATCTTTATTTTCAACAGCTCTTTCAACATACTCTTCAACTGCCTCAGCAACTACTTCATCAGATTTTATAGCATCAGCGATAATATCAACATCTTCTGTTTCTATTTGTAAAACTTCTGCAACTACTTCAACTTGTTCTTCTGTTAATTCATCTATTTCTTCAATAGCCTCTTCTACTACTGCCTGTATGATCTCCTGTGTTTCCTCTGTGGTTTCAGATAGATTCTGAACACCAATGTCATTAACTTCTTCTAAGACTTCAACAACTTCTTCAGTTTCCAGATCTTCAACATAATTTTCAATTACTTCTTTTCTTTCTTCTTCATAGACTTCTAATTCTTCTTCTGTAAAATCTTCTATCTCTTCTTCTGTTGCCTCTGGAATATCTATTTCAATTATTTCTTCAATAACTTCTTCCAACTCTTCAACTTCTTCTTCTATTTCTTCTTCAGATAATTCTTCTTCATCTTCTTCTGTAAAGATTTCAAATATTTCAAAAACTTCTTCATCTTCTTCCTCTATAATTTCTTCAACAATTTCTTCAACAATCACAATTTCTTCATCTTCTTTTAATTGATCCTGTATAGTTTCCAGATCCTTTTCTATATCTTCTGGATCTGGTGGGAATAAATCATTAGCAATAAATATATCTATTAGGTTTACATCTTCTTCAATAACAATTATTTCTGTTTCAAATACTTCTATATCCTCTATGTATTCTTCAATTTCTAAGACTACTTCAATAAACTCTTCTAAGTCTTTTTCTAATTCTATAATCTCTTCTTCTGTTAGATCTTCATATTCCTCATCTGTTAAAATCAACCCTAAATCCTCTAGGATCTCTTCTGATCCCTCCAATAATTCCAATTCCTTATCATCAATCTCCATTTGTCTTTCCAGATCTTCAATTTCTTCTTCATTAAGATCCTCAAATTCCAATTCTTCAAGCTCATCATCATCTGAAATTTCAAATATGATAATGCTGTCATCAAGAACTCCCTGTTCTTCTTCATCAAATTCTTCTTCATATAGATCTTCTTCATAGATCTCAACATCACAATCTCCTCTTTCTATTTGTGCATTTGTTAATTCGCACCCATATTCTTCTAAATTATCTAATCTTTCTTGATCTCTTTCAACTGTTCCATCAATTACTTCTGTTTGTGTGTATTCTACTTCTTCTCCACCTATCTCAACGATCACAACAGGAATAGTTGTAGTTGTTGTTTCTGGTGGTATATATTCTTCTTCTGGCTCTGGTGGTAAAGTTGTAGTCGTTGTTGTTGTAGTACTAGATGTAGTAGTTGTTGTCGTAGTGGTACTAGATGTTGTGGTTGTAGTTACAGGAACAGCATTATATTTATAATATACATTATCAAACAACCACCAATCTTGTAGATTATCTGATGCACCTGCGATCACAATTTCATTAATTGTAGTTCCACTAGGCGCAGTTAAAGTTACTTGCGAATTACCATTAGCATTTGCAACTATATTAAAGGTTGCAGAAGTTGAATCATCATAATATATAGTTCCTGTATTAGCATCATCAACAGCTAAAGTTAGAAATCCAACTTCAGTAATTGGTTTATTTTCTGAATTAGGGAATGCAATAGTAAATGAATCTGTTGAACTGCGTAATCCCAATTGGTAACGATCTGATCCAAAATATTCTGATCCATGACAATCCATATCCTCAATATTGATTGATCCGGGTATTTGAGCAGTAGAACAATCAGTTTCGGCAACAACAGAAGTATCGCTACTACCATAAACGAAAGTAATATCTTCGTTAATTTGTTGGTTATCAAAATCCTCTGTTACTGTTGTTTCTTCGGCTTGAACTGATATTGGTGGAATTATTAAAAATAATACTATTAATATTCGGATAATTTTGTTGAATCGGTACAACATTTCAAGATCTAACCGCCGATTTTCCAGATTATTTCTGTTATCTCCCCAGAAAGACCATTGATTATTGTCAAGACTTCGGCCAATCTATCATTCCCATAAGTTAATTCAGCTTTTAATACTGCTACTTCATTGGTTAATTGTTGTACTGATCTAAATAGCCATGAGATTAATGAGATCACTAATGCAGAGATCACACCTCCAATGGCTTTCGCATCTAATTTTATATTCATTTAATCTTCGTATGTGGCTTTTGGCTTATATTGTTCTAAAGCGTGTTGAATAACAGTTATAAAACTTGTTAAAAAAGCTACTCCTACTAATTGAAAAACATCTGCATCAATTATTCCACTTGAATTAGCCAACCATAAAGAAATCGCACTTTGCAATCCTGTTCTAAATGCTTTTGACAGCATGAACTTCCAATATGCTTTTGCATTTGCCATAAAATTCTCCTACTCTTCCTCCTCAACTTTACCACCAAATTGCCTACGATTATAATCTTTGCACTTTTTATTTCCACAAACAAACTTGCTTGTCTTAGCAATATATAATAAACCTTTTTTGCATTTTGGGCATTGAATTTGCATGAGGGAACTCCTCTTTGAAATATGTTATATAGTTAGAATTATAGTTTTTTATTAAACGATTTTCTTGCTAATAATAGATTTTATATTCTTAATTTCCTTAAGCATTTTATCCATTTTCGCATCTACCATGCTTGTTAGCATAACATCATCACTTGATTTATTTGATAACTCTTTAGATCCTAGATCTATATCTGAATATCTAATAGTTACTTTATCTCCAGAAAGAATTGCATCAGCGATCTTTGGGTAAGCCTTTTTATAAGCATCTCCAGATCCACCAATAAAACCATCTTTTCCTTTATCCAGATCTTGTTGAGTTTCTCCCAAAAGCAGAC